CCGCGCCATAGTCGGCGCGCTCCTGGCGCGCCGCGCCATAGATGACCGGCTCGACCACGGCAGCGCCGGCGACGCCCTCGGCCGCACCCAGGCCGGCCCGGGTGATGAAGCGCCCGCCGGCGCCGGCCGCGTTGCGCAGGGCCTGCAGGTAGCGCGCCTGGGATACGATCGGAATGAAGGATGAGGCGATATTGGCCGGGTCCGCCAGGCTGGCCAGCAGGCCGGCGGCGGCCTGGGTGGCAAAGCCGCCGATGCCGCCCGGGCCGCGCCGCATGATATCGCGCCGGGCAATCTCGTCGCGCTTCAGCTCGACCAGCTCCTGCGCCAGCAGCTCGGGCACCTGGCCCATGCCGATAAAGCTCAGCTCGCCGGGTATGCCGTAGCGGTTCTCCGCTTCCTCGCTCGACAGGATCCGGCTCGGCCGCGCGGCCGGTTCCCACACCTCGCCTGACCATGCCTCCTGTCCGGTCATAGGGTCCGTCACCAGATGCGGGAAATAGCTGTCGCGCTGCACCACGCGATAGAGCGACGGCACCGGGTTGCGCACCAGCCCTTCCTCGCCGGCGGCCTTGAACAGGTCGCCATAGGAGGTCGGCATGCCGGCGAGTCCGCGGGCCCAGACTTCCTCATTGCGCTCGAGCGGTGCCGACCAGATGTTCGCCATTACCCGGCGCCCTTCGGCCAGAATTTCGCCAGCTCGTCGCGCCGCCGGTTGGCCAGCCCCTCGAGCCGCTCGCCCTTGCGCGTGTTCACGTAAGCCATGAACCGCTCGCGCGCCTTGTCGAGCTCGCCGGCGGCGATCAGCCCGCGCAAGTTCAGCCCGCCGGCCTCGTTGTAATTGCGCCGCCGGTCGCCCGGCGCCAGGTCGAGATGCAGCCACGCGCCGCCGGTGTTGAAGGCGAGCGAGGCGAGCGCGTTGCGGATCCCGGCCGGCAGGTTCGGATTGATGCGGTCGATTTCGGCAAGATAGGTGTCGAGTGCGCCGACCAGCTCGCGGCGCGCCTCGGGCTCGGTGATCGTCTCGCGCCCGCGCGCCGCCGTGCCGTAGCCGATATTGTCGCCGACGACGTCGAAGAATTTGTTGGGCTGGAACTTCTCCCATTTGGCGACGTGCTCGATCAGCGCGGCCGGCGCCGCGGACCGGGCGCCTGGCGCGGGTGCCGCCGGCGCCGCGGCCGGCGCCTCGGGCGGCGGCGCGTACCACGGGCGCGCCTCGGGCAGGGTGCGCGGAATGACTTGCATTTGTCGGACACCGGCGCCGCCCTGGCGCAAAACCTGCTCGAGCGGCGGCGGCGGCGTCTCGCCGAACATGGCGCGCTCCGTCTCGCCGGGCCCGATGGCGAGAGGCTGATTCTTGGCGTCGGCGCCCTTGAAGCCGAGCGGCTCGAACCGCATGCGCGGGTTGAGCGCGGCGGCATAGGCGGCGAGCTCCTTGCCATAGGCATTGGCGGCGACCTGGCTCTTGAACTTGCCGAGATGCTGCCCGGTCGCCTTGTAGGACTCGATCGCCCGCTCGGCGGTGAGCCGCTCGCCGTCGGGCCCGATGGTCGACAGCAGCACCTCCTGGCCGTCGACATTGAACGCACGGGGCGCCAGCTCGGCATACTTGCCGGTCGGCAGCCGCGGCCGGGCGGCCAAGTCGACATTGCCGGACTCGATCAGGCTTTTCTGCGCGGGCACCGGCGGCGGCGCCAGGCTGCCGGGGACGATGACGCGCCGATAGACCGGATTGCCGAACTCGTCGCGCCTTATCCAGCCTTCATCGTCGGGGCTCGCGACCCAATTGCCGCGCTGCACCGATTTGAGATATTCGGCGTCGGTCTGCGCCTGGGTGAGCCCGGTCGCGGGATCGGCCGTCGGCGTGTCGATATCGGACGGCTTCAGCCGGTCGAGCACCAGCGAGCCATAGGCTTCGTATTGCCGGCCCTGGCCTTTCGGCGCCCGAGCGATGGCGCCGGCGGCGCCGTTCTTGATGAAATCGTAATCGTTGGTCGCGAGGTGCTCGACCGCCTTCTGCGCCGCCTTGGTCGGCGTGTCGCCGCCGGCGGCGTAGCGATAGGCGAGCAGCTTGGCCGAGTCGATCTGGCGCGCGGTGATCTTCTGGCCGTCGGCGGAATAGGCGAAGGAGCGGGCGAACTCGTCGAACTTGCTCTCGACCTGGCCGTCGATATCCTTCTTCTTGTCGTTGCCGATGACCTTGGCCAGCGCGTCGGCGCCCTGGGTCTGCGCGTCGGCGAGCTGCGCCCTTGCGGCGGGGTCGCTCACCGTCGACAGCACGATCAGTTCCTCCGGCAGCTTGCCGCGCTGCAGGTCGCGGACCGCATAGGGCCAGTCCTTGCCGAACTCTTTGCGCAGGTCATTGATGAAATTGCCCTTCTGCTGCCCGGTGAGCGCGGTCGCACGCTGCTTGATGCGCTCGACGTCGCCCTTGGTCAGGAACCATTCCTCGCCGGTCGGCACGCCGACATGGCGCTGCGCCTCGAAGGATTTCTCGCGGTCGACCTTGCCGCCGGCGCCGGCGATGTTCGGCATGCCGAGCACGAACGCGGCGGGATCCTCCTTGATCGCCTTCTCGATATCGGCGACCACGGCGAGCTGCGCCTTGAAAAATTCCTGCTGCTGATGATAGCCGGGCGCGCCGGCGGCGGGCTCGAACTTCAGCACCTCGGCCTGGCGGTCGGCCGGCGTCATGTACTGCACCTTGTTGCGGAACGCGTAGGCGTCATCGGCCAGCTTGGCCTTCTGCCTGTACTGCGCCGCGGCGACCGGCCCGAGCAGCTCGAGCGTGCGCGCCTCGCTGACGCCCTCGACGCCCGTGCCGCGCGCCGCCCGGCTCGCCAGGTCGTCGTCGACCAGCTTGACATAGAACGAGCGGTCGACCTCCTGGCTGGCGTGGATCTTGGCCAGGTCGGCATACATGGCGTTGGACAGCTTCTGCACCTGTTCCTCGCGCAGGGGCGAGCCGGTCTTGGGGTCGAGCTGCGCGGCCTTCCACGACTCGATCCACTCGCGCGTCTTGGGTGACACCTTCCATTTGCCCAATTCGCCATTCTCGCGCGCCTCGTCCCGGGTCTTGCCGTATTTCTCGACCATCTGCTCGAGCGGGAACGCGCCGGCGCGGGTCGGATCGGCCGGGTACTGCTTGCCGTTGAACTCGAACGCCTCCTTCGGCCCGAAATAGACCAGGTTGCCCTCGAGCCGCTGCAGATCCTGCTCGACCGCGACGGCAGCGGCCGGGTCCGTGGCGCTGCTCTGCGCGTTCTTCTGGATCGAGGCGAGCTGGTCGGGATAGGCGGCATTGAATGCCGCCTTGGCCTTGTCGTGCTCGAACGCCTCGGCCTGCACGCGCACGCGGTTGAGCGCCGGCTGGCTCAGGCCGCGATACATCAAGTTGTATTGCAGCCGGATTTCCGCCGGCACCTCGCGTGCAGCGCTCTGCTCGAACGCGGCCGACTCGGTCATGAACGCCTGCGGATCGCGCCGGTGCTTGAACTCCAGCTCGTTGATCTTGTTGCGGGCGTCGAGCTCGAAACGCTGCGCCGCCGACTGCAGGCCGGCCTTGTTGAAGGCCTGCGCCCGGATCGTCATTTCGTCCCGTGTGGCAAAGCCGGGCTCGGCGCCGGCGGCGGCGCCTTCCTTGGCGCCCTCGATCTGCGCCCGCTCGCTCTCGCGCGCCAGCTCGAACGAAACCAGCTTGTCGATGCGGTCGGCGAGCGCGCCCTCGCGCCGCCCGCCGTCGGAAACCACGGTGCCGAGCTCCTGGCGCGACACCGTGGCCACGCCCGGGCTGTCCTCGAACACGGTGCGCGGCCGGGCGCCGATATCGGCCTGCGGCAGGATCGAGCGGTTATAAGTGGGAACGCTAGCCAATGTAGGCTTTCCTCTGCGCGAAATCGAGCAGGCTTAAGCCGCCCTGCATGAAGCCGAAGCTGCGCGCCTTGCCCGCCTGGCGCCGATACGCCTGGCCCTCGAGCCGCGCCATGTCGGCGTCCGCCAGCAGGGATAGGCGATTGGCGATTCCGGTCCTGAGCTCGTCGACGGCGCCGAGCCGCAGCTCGGCCGAGTCGGCGCGGATATTGGCGCCGGAAATGCGTTTCGCCGCGCTCGCCATGGCGGCATTGCGCTCGATCATGCCGACGTCGTACTCGGCCTCGGCCCGACTGCTTGCGGCGATCACCTCGGGCGTGCCCTCGTCGGCGCGCACGCCGCTGGCGCCGAAGATGGCGCGCTGCGTCGACAGCGTGCGGCGCAGATTCTCGCGCAGCGTGTTGGCCGATGCCTTGCCGGCGAGCGCCGCGCCGCGCGCCTCGAGCCCCGCCAGCTCGGCCTGCTCGTCGCCGGCGCCGGCCCGCCGCCGCATGGCGTCGGCCCGGCTCTCGGCGACGCGCATGGCGTCCTCGGCGCGCATGGCATACTGGTCGGCGCGGCGCCCCGAGATGACCGCCCGGTCGAGATAGGACTCGGCCTCGGCCTGGCCCTGTGCCACGCGCAGGCCGGCCGACGTGAACGCGCCCAGGGTCGACAGCAGGCCGCCCGACGAGGCGCCGCCGCCGCCGGCCATGCCGCCCAACATGCCGAGCCCGAGCATCGCGCCCATGGCTCAGGCCTGCACAGTGTAGGCGATGCCGAGCACGGTCGCCGGCAGGGGCGCGTCGTTGTTCAAGGTGAGCTGCACCCGGTCGGACCAGCCCTGCAGGCCGGATATGCGGAAGTCGCCGGTCCTGGGCGCGATCGGCGCGTCGAGCGGCGAAAGCGGCGCGTCGGCGAATTGCCGGAACGGGACGATCTGCCCATTGACCTTGATGCCCTTGGTGCGGTCCAGCCGCACGGTGGCGCGCACGATGCGCGCCTTGCGTCCGACCATGGTCGAGCCGTCGCGCAACTGGATCTCGACCGGCATGGTCCGCACCAGCCAGGTATAGAACAGGCCGGCCTCGGCCTGCGTCTCGGCCGGCGGCGCCAGCGGGATCGCGCCGGCGGTCACGGTCTGCGGCTGCTGCACGGCGCCGTCGACGATCGCCACAACCTGCTCGCCGTTCAGATGGCCAAGTCCGGCGAGGCTCGACAGCGGATAGGTGATCCTGATGACGTCGCCGGCCAGAGCCGGCGTGTTCAGCGTGATCGAGCCGCTCGCGCCCGGCAGGCCGGCGACGCTGTATTCGCTGGCAAGCAGGCTGGCGCCATTGCGGCGGACGTGAACCGCGCTGACGCTGACGCCCGCCGACCAGGCGAACACGGTCTGCCCGGCGAGCGCCACGCTACTCGTCGCCGCCGGGCGGGTGACGAACACCGCCGAGTCGGTCAAGCCGTCCTCGCGGAACCGCTCGACGAAATGCTTCGTCGCGCCGCCGATGATCCGCCGGGTGATCCAGTAGGTGACGCCCTCGACCGTGGCCACGCGGCGGAACTCGCCCGGCGTGTTGAGCAGGGTGAAGGCCTTGACTTCCTCGTCGCGCAGCGACGTGAACGCGGTCGCGCTGCCGTCGGCATTGGCCATGAAAATATAGTCGGCGTCGTCGAGCGCGTTGGACTTGCGGACCGCCAGGCTGCGCGGGTCCTGGATCAGATGCGGCGCCACGACGCTGATATTCGTCGCCTTGTAGGCCTGCTCGAGGTCGGCGAACAGGAACTGGCGCAACGCCTTGCCGCCGCGCTGGATGTAGTAGCTCGCCCCGTCCAGCTCGCCCGGCCGCACGCCCGGCTTTGAGCCGCGACGCGTCTGCTCGCGCACCGCAATGTTTTTCGGCGTCACCGGCGCCTCGCCCGGATCGAGGATGAACTCGGATCCGGTGGTGAAAATCTGCAAGGTCTTGCCGGCGTGCAGGTTGACGATCGGATTGATCTGGTCGGTATCGAGCGTGACGTTGATCGCGTCGGCGTCGGCGCCGGTGCCGGTGTCGAGATTGAGGAAATCGGCAACCTTGGATGCCAGGATGGTCTGCGGGCGCGAGCGCAGGCCGGCGAGGAACAGGCGCTGCTGAAAGAAGGTGATGGCGCGCGGCCAGCCGCGCGTCGCCGACATGACCGGCTCGGGCCCGCTGCCGAAATCATAGGTCGGAATATTGGTGAACGGGATCGCGGCCACGCTCCACGAGACATGGCTTATGCGGATGAAGCGCTGCGGCTCGCGGTCGGGATGCACGGTCAACAGCGTGTCGGCGGATTGCGCCCAATTGATCAGCGGCAGTTCCGCTTCGGTATAGGGCTGCACGCCCGATGCCGCCCAGGCGTCGTTGAAGCCCACGGGATCGACCAGAATGATATCGAATGCGGCATTGCGGAGGACGAGCAGGTAAAGCTGCTCGGTGTTGAACGAAAACGGGATCGGCAGGAAATCGGCGCCGGCGCCCAAGGCGAAGGTGAGCTGCAGGCCGGGGCGGCGCTTGAAGCCGCCCTGCGGAATCACCAGCACGTTCCGCATGAGCTCGGCGCCGTTGTAGTAGGCTTTGAGCCGGGTCTGCGCCACCAGCCGCGGGTCGAGCTCGCCGGCGGTGAAATTGGTCTGGATCTGGCGCGTGGCCACGGGCTAGCCGCTCAAACGAAAGCGGGCGTCGACCAGCGGAAACTGCCGGATCCGCTGCGGCGGCTGCTGGCGGGCGTCGATGCGGCGGGCATTGGCGGTGATGCTTTCGGCGACGCTCGCCCACAACTCGGCAATCTCGGTTTCCTCGGTGATCGGCTTGGCCATGACCGCGGCCAGCGACACCTGCAGGGCCTGCTTGAAATAGGCGGGGAAGCGCGCCTCGTCGGGGCGGAACTGGTACTCGGCCCACAGCTCGAGCGCGTTGCAGGCGATCACGTTGCCGAACACCTCGTATTCGCGGAACGGCACCGCGCCCGGCGTGCCCGACGTGTAGCAGGCGCGCAGGATCAGGCTGTCGGACGGCAGGGTGAACTGGTGCTGATACTCGTTGACCGGGACCGCGGTTTCCCGCGCGAGCTGCATCTTCTTCATGCTGAAGCGCCAGGGATAGCTGGCGATCAGCGTTTCGAGGACTCCCGGGTAAAGCTCGCCGGCGACCATGGCTTTCTCGGTGCCCTCGGTGAAGGACGTGATCGAGCCGGCGCCGAGCATCAGGAGCGCGTTGCTGCAGATCGAAACGGCGATATCGCTCAAGACACCCTCCCGTCAAAGGGCGGCGGGCACCGCCCCAGACGGTGCCCGCCAGGCTGGCAGGATGGCTTAACCGGCGTCGGTGACGGTGAGCGCCGTCGCGTCGGTGGTGTCGACGGAGGTCGCGGTCTTGTCCTTGACCACGACAAGGCTTGCGGTCGACAGCGCGCCGGCGGAATAGACCGCGACGTAAATCAAGTCGCCGATCTGCAGCAGGTCGCGGATCGATACGAAATAATCGGCGGCGGCCACGGTGGCGATCGCGTCCTGCGTCGCATAGCACCACATGCGCGGTCCGCCGGGCGACGGCAGGCCGGTCGCCACGGTCGGCAGCCCTTTCGACTCGTTGCCCATGGGGGCGAAGTTTGCGCGATTGAACGCCATTGCATGAGACTCCTTGTGCCAGATAGCTCGATCGTTCGCGAACGTCCTTGCACGTCGCGCGTTACGTCTCGGTGGTCTGCACCTCGACCACGCCCAGGGGATCGATGACCGTCGCCCCGGCCTTGAACAAGCCGTTGGCGAGCCAGCTGGTCTTTTCCGGGACGTAGTTGACTTCGGTCCGAAAATCGATGCCGATGGCCAAGCCCACGGCGTCCTTGTGGAACGCGAAGTTGCTGCGCAGGGTGGCGGCATAGGCGAGCCCGCCCTCGGTCCGCGTCTCGATCATGACCCAGAGGAAGCCGACCCAGGTGTTGATTTCGCCCTGTACCAGCGCCTTGATGCTGTTGTAGTCGCTCGAGGTGACTTCGGTGATGCCGAGCAGCGCCTCGAGGCCGGCGGCGGAATGCACGAAGGTGCGGTCGGTGGTGGGAACGGCGCGGTCGTCGAGGATCTTTTTCGCGCGCCGGATCTTCGCCATGTTGAGCCCGCTGGCGGCGCCGCCGACCGCAGTGTCGACGTCGGGCGAGCCGGCATTCGCCTCGAGCACGTCGATAATCATCTGGTCCTCGCGCCGCCCGATCGCGCCGGCGATGTTGGTCGCGACAACGGGCCGTTCCTCGATGTTCGTCGCGGCCTGATCGAAAATATCCGTATACTCCGGCGCGACCCAATCCTGCATGGTGGCGGTTGCCTCGCCGTAGGTCGTGTTCATGGGCGTGACGTCGGTCTGCGTGATGCGCGGCGTAGCCATGCCCTTGTTGTAGCGTCGGAACCGACACGAGCTGCCGACGACTCCGGTCTTGACGCGCACGCGCGAGCGCAGCTTGCCGCTGCCCTGATAGGCAGCCTTGACCATGGCGTCGAATTCGATGATGGCGATTGCTGGTAAGCCGACTGACATATAGGGCCTCCGAAACGTTACCTGTGGATCGGATCCACAGCGGGTTGGTACGTTTCGCGCCTATATGCCGCTCTTGCCGGCGAACGCGGGTCGTAACCCTCATCGGGTCCGATATGCCGCGGCCGCTTGCCCTTGCGGGTAGTGCACTTCCCCCTTGCCGCGGGGCCTGCGTGAGCGTCTTTCCGCCCGGTCTGTCGGGTTCCTAGCGAAAGCCAGGGCTCGGCCGACGCCCGCACGCTGCGCCCGTCGGCCTGAGTTTGTCAAGATCAGACTCGAACCGCCCGGCCTGCTCGCCCCAATCGCACCAGTTCGACCGGCGGCTGCGCGCGAACAGCTCGAGATAGGGCCCGGCATAGAGCCGCTCGACGCGCTCGAGCGCGCAATCCGGCTTGCGGCTGTGCTCGCGCCGCGGCGCCATGATGACCTGGCGCACGTCGCGCGCCTGGCGCCGGGGCTTGCCGCGGAACGCGAGCAGGCATTGCTCGCTTTCCTTGCGCGTGGTGAGCCCCATGCCCATGCGCGGCTTGCCCGGGTCGCCCTGACAGATCTTGACCCAGACAAAGGCCACGGACGAAAACGCAAAGCCCCAGGCGCCGATCAGGCGCCAGGCCTGCGGCAGATGCGAGTCGATGACCCAGAGGAACAGCGCGCAATCGCGCGCCGCGATCTGCGGCACCGGCAGCGCGGCGAGCTGCTCGAAGGTCATGGTGTCGTAGGGCTCGCCGGCGCGGGTCGGCACGCCATGCCCGGCATATTTGACAAAGCGCCAGGGCGGATCGGCGACGATCGCGCCGAACGGGCCCGCCGGAAACGGTATCATCGCGTCAAAGATTTCCGCTTACGATTTTTCCAATACTCGACCTGCTTCAAGCGCCGCACGGCCTCGCCGCGGCTACGATAGGGGCCGCCCAGGTTCTTGCCCTTCTCCGAGCGCACCTCGTAGCCCTTGGCGGTTTTTCGGATCATGGCGCGTCGCTCACACGATCACGGATTTTGCGCATGGCAGCACCGGCTTGCCGGCCACGTTAACCTCTATTTGGGTCAGATTGCTTTCAATAAAGGCGTCTTGCAGCCTGTGCCGCGCCAGCACGACGAATCGCGCCGAGCTGCGCTCCCTCGGGCTGATGCGCCTGGAAAGCGTCGTCATTCCCCCGCTTCCTTCACTTCGCGCGGCCCGCATGGAATGACGCCGGCCGGCTTCGGGGCTACGCCCTCCTGCCAGAGTTTGATCTCGAACTCGACTTGCGCCATGCGCTCGTACACAGCCCGTTTTTCGGGCGCAATTTTGGCGATGATTTGCGCAGCCGTGGATTCGTCGCCGAGTCCCAGATAGTCGATCAATTCTTCGTCGCTCATTCCCCTGCTCCCGGTGCTGCGTCCCATAGGCTCGTCCAGATTCCGGACCAGTCGTGCGATGATGGAAAATTCTTTGGATGGTCGCGCGGGCACAGCTTCCAGTCCATCGCCCCGGCGGCGCGCAGCGCGGCGCGCATTTTCAATCGCGCTCGGTTTCTGGTTGTTGCCGTCGTCACATTGTCCCAATACACGCCGACGTGCGCCTTTGCCATGGCCTCGATGACCTCGTCGGGGATCCGGTTCATTTTGCCTCCGATTCGCGCCGGCCCGCCGTTGGATCCCTGAAGCACCAGCGCCATGGATTCCAGGCATCTGGACGGCTGAGTTGCCCGGCAAACCATGCGAGATTGGGCTCGGTCTCGGCCAATAACAGGTCGAGTTGTGCCAGGCTGCAATGCGCGGCGCGGGCATAGTCGAAATAGTTGTACCAATCGACCCAGTCGTCGCCTTCGTGCTCGGGGTCGAGATTGCCGGCCGCCCGATTCAGCGTGAGCGCCTCGGCCCAGCTCGCGGCGAACGGCGCGCCATAAGCGGCATTGACGATGATGCGATACGGGCAGCCGAACGCCCGCGGCCAGCCGTCGCGCTGGCCGAACCGGGCGAGCGAGCTATCGGCCTTCCACATCAGCGGCGCCTGCCAGCCGAACCCGATCTTGACCAGCTCGGCCAGCACGATCACGCCGAATTCCTCCTGCCACGGCGCCGTCTGCTGATTGCCCCAGCCTTCATAATCGGCGGGCGCCTGCACGGCCTGGCGCAGCACGGCATGAACCGGCGCCGGGTCGTCGATGAAATCGGCCTGGAAAAATTCGCGGTTGTTCTCGAGCAGCCGCTCGAAATAATCGCGCCCGAGCAGCCAGGCGGGCGGGCTCGCCGGCGAGAGGCGCGCCGCCCGCGCCAGGGATCGAAGCTGCCAGAAATACGAACGCGTCTGCTCGTAGCCGATGCGGCCTTTGCCCTGCTGGCGATAGCCCTGGTGATAGCTGAACAACGCCCAGGTGACGTTGCATTGCAGAAGCCACAGATGCCAGGGATCCTCGGTCGCGACATAGGCGAGATAGCCGAAGCCCGGCATATGCCCGGTGTCGAGGATCAGCTCGCAGGGAATCTCGGGCACCTGGTAGGGCGAGCCCGAGCCGGGCTTGGCGTCGATCGTCGGGTAATCGTCGAGCGACAGCGGGCGGCCGGCATGCTCGTCGATCCAGCCCATGGGGAAGCAGGCGCCTTCCTCGTCCTGCACGATCATTCCGGCAAACGCGTTTGGATTCCCGGTCGCCAGCCATTCGCCCTGAAACTCGGTATAGAGCCCGATTTCGCCGCGGTCGCCGGTGTCGGGCATGGATTTGGTCATGGTCCTGACTTGCATCACCTCGTAGTGCGGCGCCAGGGCGAGCGGCTGCACGCCCTTGGCGGCGGCGGCCTCGAGCTGCATGACCCAGGGTACGCAGGCCGGCGGCATGCGGATGATTGGCCAGGGCTCGTTCACATGGCGCCATTGCCCGGCCCAATAATGCTTGGGAACATCGTAGCTGGCGGCCAGCGTGTCGCCCTTGAAGATGCGCGCGGTATAGCCGGGCAGATCGGCCGGCACGGCGTTCCACATCTGGAAGTTCACAAACCAGACCTGCCAGTAATGCTCGGGGTCCGACGTATCGCGCACGATCAGCACGTAAAGCGGCGCGTCGGCGTGGCGCATGCGCACCATGCGCGCCCCGGCGGTGAACGGCGAGTCGGGCTCGAACGTGCCCAGGTCCTCGCCGTCGCTTTCGCGAAAGCTCAGGATTTCCGTGCGCCGTTGCCGGCCCCGCCGCCCGATGCGCTCCGGGTCGGGCGTCGTCCACTCGATCTCGATCGCAATGTTGCCTTCCGTCACCTTGGGAAAAACCGCCGGCGGCAAGGGCTCGAATTCACCGTCGGGCGGCGCCGGTTCGCCGCCGTCGGGCGGCGGTGCGGTGCCTTCAAACGGCAAGTCGGCAATGGCAATCGAGGGTGCGCTCGCGCCGTCGCGGATAAATGTCAGATTTCGCAGAGTCACCTTTTGCCCGCTGGCATGTACTTCGGTGCCGTAAACGGATCCGTCGGCATTGTGAAACCATTTCCAGTAACTCAACGGCCAGCTTACCTGCACGAGGTCGCAATGGCCGTTGCCGTCGACGACGAGAATCGGCGTCGGCAGCCTGGGCAAGATCAGAACCGTGTCGCCCGGCTGCCCGAGCAGCACCGTCTCGTCGGGTTCTGGCTCGGGCTCGGGCGGCTCGGGCTCGGGCGGCTCGGGCTCGGGCGGGATCTGCTCATTGAGCGTCGCCAGGGTTTGCCTGTGCTTGTCGAGCAGCTCGCGTTCCTCGTCGCTGATCTGGATCAGCGCGTCGGTCTCGGCGATTGCCAGCTCGATCAGTTCCCGTTCGCTCATCGGCGTCAATGCTCCCTGTCGCTTTTATCGTTTCGGCGCCAGCGCCGGCGTGGTGGTCGCGACGCGCTTGACGTTGAGTCCGAGCGGCGCCTCGGCCGGCAGCGCGCCGGCCTTGTCGAGGCTGGCGAGAATCTCGCGGCCCTTGCGCAACAGCTCGCGGCCCTCGGGCGTGGCCTCGCCGCCCTTGGCGTAGCCGTCCATCAGAAGCGCATGGCCGTCCTCGAGCGAGCCGGCGCCGAGCGCGGCGACGTCGGCCATGGGCATGATGCCGGGCTGCGTCATGGCCATGATTTTCGACAGGCCGCGCACCGCCTCGGCGCTGGTCATGGCGGCATGAACGCCGTTGTGTTCCTCGGGCCCGATCACGCCCTTCCTCATCAGCCCATTGAGCCAGGTCGCGATGTTCTTGACGATCGAGGGCGCCTGCGGCCCGAGCTTTTTCATCTCGGCGGCGGCCACGTCCTCGCGCAGCTTGTCCAATTCCTGCTCATTCAGCTCGTTGCCCTTGGGCATGGCCTGCAGGATGGAAAAAACCGGCTTCAGCACGGCGTCGAGCTGGGCCTGGGAGAGTCCTTGCGCGTGCGCGGCTTTGAGAAAGGCCGGCAGCACCTTGTCGTCCTTGGCGATGGCAAAGCCCTCGGGCGTCGGCACCTTGTAGCCCTCAGGCTTGTCGGGCGCCTTGTGGTCGCCGCGGGCGATCTTGCCGCGCAGATCGGTGAAGGCCTTGGCGAGATCCTCGACGCGCGCCTCGTTCTTCTCGCCGTCCCAGAAGTTCTCGGGCAGGTAGTCGGGACGGGCCGGCCTGGCGTCCTTGGGCGGCGGCGTCGCGGTGGTTGCCGGGTGGCCGTCGGCCGGCGCGCCGGTGCCATCGGGCTTAACGGACTCGAGCAAGGATTTGCCGTCGCTCAAGCCCGTCGCGGTGCCGCCGCCAGGCGCGGCGGCACCGTTCGTT